CCACCCGGAGCCCGCCCCGTTTTGTCAGTCGTCGGCTGGACCGTCGCCCTGGATCGCGGCCTCGCTCTCCAACGTGCCGCGCTCCCAGCGGATCTCCTCCTCGGTCAGGGGCGCATCGCATCGGAGCCACGGAAACGGGCCGTCGTGGTGTCTGCCGCACTCGTAGCACGTCGGGCTGCCAGGCTCGCGTGCGGGCAGGTCCGGACGGTCGGGGTCGTAGGGCTGGCGCAGGTACTCGGCCAGCGGGGCCAGATCGCCCGTGTAGCGGCTCATCGCGTCCTCCTCTTGCGTTGCGGGTACGTGCGCGGCCGGTCCCAGCGCGGGTCTTTGCACGCCGGGCAAACCGCGGGGCGGATGGTCTTGCGCGGGACCCACTCGTGGTTGCAGCGCTCGCAGTAGTACACGGGTAGATCCTGGCCTGCCGGCTCGTCGGGGGCTTGGCCGCTCACGGGTCCCGCCGGGGGAAGAGGACAGCCAGCGCCAGCGCCGCCGAGTGCTCGATCACGCCCAGGCCCGCCCGGTAGTGGTCCAGGTGGCCAGCCAAGCGCTCACGCTCTGGCACGGCCAGCAGCGGGTCCGCGAGCACGGCCTCGAGGGCCTCGACGATGAGTGCGGTTTCGGGCGTGCGGATCGGGGTCATCTAGTCCTCCTCGGGGCACTCGTCGTCGCACTCGGCGCACGGGCGGATGTTGCCGTGCGGGCACAGGGGCTCGACGCTCGGATCGAGCCCGGAGGTGATCTCGTCTCCGTATTCCTCATCGCCTGAGTAAATCATGCTCATACTATAAGGATATAGCATAATCCTGTCAAGGGGAAAACGCGAGGAATAGTCGTATATGACTCAACAGCTTACATCTGCGCCCACGTTACAGTGACGCAGGACAACGCGAGCCCGCGACAATGGACCGATGAGAGGGCGCCCATTCGAGCGCGGCAAGCCCCGCCCGGCCCGCGCTGGGCGGCGGAAGGGGACGCCGAACCGCGTCACCCGCGCGGTCAAGGACTTCATCTCCGCGGTGGTCGATGACGGCGAGGTGCAGGCCGCAGTGCGCCGCCGGCTCATCAAGGGCGACGTGAGCGGTTTCTTGGGCCTCGTGGCCCAGGCTCACGGCCGACCGAGCCAAGCCCTGGACATCACTGTCAAGCCGCCCCCGATGATCATCCTCCCGCCGGGGACCGACAAGCCGGACATCGAATGAGCCCGTACCCGGATGGCGCCGAGTGGACGCGCTGTGCGGTGTGTGATGCTGTACGCGTGGTGCGCTGGTGCTGGATCTGCCAAGCCTGGATCTGTGCGCCCTGCCGGCGCCGGCCGTGGGCTCGGATCAAGGCTGCGCTCAGCCGGTGGCGATGACTCTCCAGCTCCAGGTCGAGACGACCAGCGTCTGCCAGGCTGCGTGCGTGTGGTGTCCGTACCCGACCACCAAGCGCGCCAAGGGGTTCATGACGCTGGCGCTCTGGCGCAAGATCATTACCGAGGCGGCCGTGATGCCCGAGCGCTGGCATGAGCTCTGCCTCACGGGCCTGGGCGAGCCGCTCCTCGATCCGCACCTCGACACCCGGATCGCGTTCGCCCGCGAGCTGCTGCCCGAGTTGCCCATCGTGGTCTACACCAACGGCTCGTACCTCACTCCGGGGCGCTTCGAGCGCCTCGCCGCCGCGGGGCTCTCGGTCCTGTGCGTCTCGCTCAACGCCGTCCGCGCGGAGCAGCGCAAGCAGATCATGGCCCTCGAGGACTACGATGCTGTCCTGGGGTACATCGACTACGCTATCGCGATGGGGGAGCCCGAGGTCAAGGTCCAGGTGCGCGCCGTGGGCTCACCGGACACGTTCCCGCTACAGGACATGGACACGTTCTATCGGCGCTGGGGCGATGCGCGCCTCGGCGGGCACGGGCTCGTGACCATCGAAGGCAATTGGGCGGGGGACAACCGCACCGTGCGGCCATTCGCCCCGAACGAGGCGTGTCACCGGGCCCTGGGGCAGCTCTACGTGACGTGGGATGGGCGCGTGACGCCGTGCTGTTTCATACCCGATGCGGACGTCGTGTGCTTCGGGGATCTGCGGCGGCAGAGCCTGCGCGAGGTCTACGGGTCCGAGGAGTACGTGCGCTTCCGCCAGGATCACGCGGCGGACCAAGCGGACAAGCACGCCTTTTGTGCGCGCTGCACGAGGATCTAGGAATGCGCGTCCTCCTCCTCGGCGCCGGCTCGTCGCGCGACAAGCGCATCCGCATCCGTGAGGACGAGCCCCAGGACTGGTCCGACGATCAGATCGTGACCTTGGACTGCAACGGATCGCACCACCCGGACGTGGTATTCGACCTCGAGTCGGGACCGTGGCCGTTCGACTCCGACAGCTTCGACCGGGTCGACGCCTACGAGATCCTCGAGCACTTGGGGCAGCAGGGGGATCCGATCACGTTCTTCCGCGACTTCGGCCAGGCATGGCGCGTCCTGAAGGCAGGGGGGCACTTGTGCGCGACCGTGCCGCTCTGGTCCAGTATGTGGGCCTGGGGCGATCCGTCGCATAAGCGTGTCATCAACCGCGGCTCGCTCGTGTTCCTGTGCCAGCCGGAGTACCGGAAGCAGAAGGGGCACACGGCCATGTCGGACCTGCGGCATCTGTGGTTCCGCGACTTCGACATCATCGCGGCCGAGGAGACCGGCGAGAGCTTCGCGTTCGTGCTCCAGGCGGTGAAGCCTGCCCGTCTCTGAGGATCGCCGGATCGAGTGGGCCTCCGAAGCCCAGCGCTGGATCTACATGGCCGGCCCGAAACCGACGCTGCTCTACGGTGGGGTGAACAGCGCGAAGACGACGGGCGCGATCCTCAAGGTCGTGTACCTCGCGGAGACGTATCCCTGCTCACACATCGCGGTCGTGCGCAAGACGTACAAGCAGCTCAAGGCCACGACGATGCAGAGCTTTTTCCAGTTCGTCGACTCGCGCCACTACGCGCAGGGGGCGCGCAGCGACCAGGACGGATACCTGCGCCTCAACAACGGGACCGAGGTCTTTTTTCTTCACCTCGATGCCGAAAACTCGTTGACCATGCTCAGCGGCCTCGAGCTCAACGCGGCCTACGTAGACCAGGCCGAGGAGATCAGTGAGAAGGCATGGGACATCCTCGAGACCAGGGTCGGGCGCTGGCGGTATGCCCAGGTGCCGCCGGCCGAGATCGAATGGCACACGGCGAAGCACGGCACGCCGTGGCCGTACCGGATCGAAGGCCATCCGATGCCGCCGCCGTACCTCTTCGCCACCGCCTACGCTACGGACGAGATTCACTGGATCTACGAGCGGTTCGCGGAGGAGTCGCCCGCCTGGCGCGCGCATTGGCAGGGGCGGGGATATCAGGCTCGGCGCACGGAGAGCACGGACAACCGCTTCGCGCTCCAGGCCAACATCGACGTCCTGCTCAGCAAGGACGAGGCGTTTGTGCGCCGCTTCGTGCGCGGGCTGTGGGGCAACCCCGAGGGGCGGATCTTCAGGGTGGACCCGCTGTCGGTCCTCGAGCCCGTCCCGGCGCTCGTGGCCAAGATCCGGAACACCATGCTCCTGCACCGGTCGTTTGATCACGCGGACTCGGGGCGGACGTGCTGCCTGTGGGAGGGCACGGACGGGGAGGAGAACATCTACGTCTATCGTGAGTACACGGCCTCGGGGCCGGACCAGCTCGTATCCAAGCACCGGCAGGAGATCACGCGCCTGAGCGAGGGCGAGAGCTATAGATCCAACCTGGCGGACCCATCGATCTTCCATCGAACGCGCGGCATCCAGGGGCTCATGCATCAACGCCGGTGGAGCGTGGCGGACGAGTACATGGATACGCGTATCCTGACGCCGGACACCGTCATCCCGTGGGCTCCGGCCGAGAACGCGGAAGCGGTCACGCGCTCTCGCCTGCGCGAGTACCTGCACGTGGATTCGACTCACCGACACCCGATCACGGGTGAGCTGGGCTCCCCGCGGCTGTTCTTCTTGCGGCGCACGGAGGAGTATCCTGAGGGATGCGAGCGCGTGCTCATGGAGCTCAAAGGACAGCGGTTCACGCAGGTGGACGAAGTCAATGGTCGGCCTGTGTGGTCGGACGAACGGGATGAAACGGTGGCGGATGACTGCTACGACGCGCTCAAGTATCACGTCGTGTCCCGGCCCCCGGTGGCGTCGGCGCCGAAGATCGTAGGCCAGCGCCTGCGGAAAGCCCAGGTCGAGGGTCGGGAGATCCTGCTCCTTGACGCGTGGCCTGGAGTGGTGCGACCATCTGACACGGGTAAGCCTTCTCGCGCGGCCGAGAAACGCTACGCCGAGAAATACTAATGCCTCGGAAACCTCCGAAGGCGCCGGTCAAGACGCCATCGCTCCTCCCTCCCACGAAGACCGCGACGTCGGACGAATCCGACTTCTGTGAGCGCTGGTTCCAGCGCATCCGCCGCGCCGAAGTCATCAAGGCCGAGTGGGAGCGGAAGTTCGAGGTGGACCGCTCGCGCTCGTACTACGAGGGGTTCCAGCGCGCCTCCGGCGATGACGTAGACCGGCAGGGGGACAAGCGGTTCGTGCACAACCGCATCCTGGCCAGCCTCAAGGGCAAGGTGCCCGAGAGCTACTACTACTTCCCCTTCGCGCGCATCCAGGCCACGGCCGCGCGGGCAGACACCCCGGGCCAACAAGCGGACGAGCGCGCACAACTTCTGCAAGACACCGCGAACGCGATCATCCGGGAGCGCGACACGCACTTCCGCGAGGCAACGCTGCTCGCGTTCAAAGAGGCGCAGTGGGCCTTCGGCATGGTCGAGACCGGGTACTCGGCCGAGTACACGGAGAATCCCTACGCCGAGCGCCCGCCTCTGGTCGAGGACGAAGACGTCGAGCTGACAACAGCCGAGAAGCGCGCGGAACGCGAGGCGAAGGCGGCGAGCAAGGACGCGGCCAAGACGCAGGAAACATCTCCGGCCGAGGCCGCGCAGACCCCGCTCGCACTCGCCGATCCCGAGAAGATCATCACGACCGAGACGTTCTTCACGCGCTACATCCCCGCGCGCCAGTTCCTCGTGTCCGACGATTCGCACTCCGAGACGGAGCTGCAGGACTGGCTGGGGTATTGGGACTGGTTCCCCCTCGAGGACGTGAAACGCTCGGCCGCGTACAAGGGGACGGACGACCTCGAGGCGTCCGGCGAGGCAAGCGAAGCCCAGGACGAAGTGGCGCGAGCGCTGGCCGAGGCGGAAGACCAGAGCCCTCAGAATATGGTGAAGCTGTACCGGATCTGGGACCTCCGATCCAGGGTCCGATACGTGTTCGCGGGAGGCCACGACCGCGTGTTGCTCTCCAGGCCCTTCACCGAGGCCCCGCTCCATCCCCTGCGCTTCGAGATCATGCCCGGCAAATGGTATCCGAACCCGCCGATCTTCTCCCAGCTCGGTCCCCAGGACGACTACAACAACGCGCGGGAGTTTATTCGCCAGGTACGCAAGGCCACGGTTCCGCGCTGGACCTACGACGCCAACGCGTTCAAGAAAGACGAGCTGGAGAAGCTGGAGTCGGACGACTTCGCCATGCTCGCGGTCGAGAACCAGAACAGCCAGCCGATCGTCCCGGTTCCGCAGCCGTCGCTCTCCGGCGAGGCGGTACGCGAGCTTGCGCTCTCGGCACAGGAATTCACCGAGGCGAGCGGCTCGACCCCGGAACGCCGGCAGCAGCAGGTCTCCGATACCGCGACTGGCGCCGCCATCGCGGAGCGCAAGGCCCAAGTGCGCGATTCGTATGAACAGCAGCAGGTGGCCGAGTGGCTGGGGGAAGTGATCTACGGGTTGCTCCGGTGCGCCATAGACTACGCCACGCTCCCGCGCTGGATCTTGATCAATGCGGACCCGTACTCGGACCAGTTCGTCGCGTCTGCGGCCGAAGTCGCGGGCCTGTATCGCCAGATCACGGCGCCGGAGCTAATCGACGCGGACGCGCTCCTGCGGTGGGACGTGACCATCGACGTCGAGAGCATGAGCCCCGTGTCCGAGGCCGCGCAGGGACAGCGATGGATGCAAGCGCTCAACATGATGGGCAACCCCGCGATCGCGCGCGTGCTTGCGCTCAGCCCCGAAATGCTCAAGCGTACGCTGGACCTGCTTGGTGTCCGGTCCGCTCGGGACCAGGCCATGATCGGGGGCGCGCTCCAGAAGTTGATGGAGATCCAGATGCAGATGGCACAGCAGGCCCAGGCCCAGGAGAAAGGCGTGTCCCCACTTCCGGGTGAGCCCCGGCCTCCCGCGCCGGGCGCGGGGCCCGCGCCGCAGGCGATGAGCATGCCTCCCGGGATGCCGTCATGACGTGCGAGCGGTGTGGGGCCAAGGTGCAGGTCGGGGAGTGGCCATGGTGTCCGCACGAGCGCGGCCGATTTGGGTTCGAGCCGCTGACTCCGTACTTCGACCGGGACCTGGTGCGAGGCGGGGTGCAGATCAACAGCCGGAGCGAGCGCGCGGCGATCATGAAGCGGAATCGCGTGCGGTTCCGCGATTCCGCGGATGACTTCTGATGCCGCGGCCCAGCGGGCAGAACCACGGCGAGGCCGCGAAGTGGCTCGCGGAGAACGTCGACTCCTCTTACTCGCCCGCGCAGTGGGAAGCCTGGGTCGCGGAAGGCGGGTACGATCCGGCATGTCCAGACAGCGCGCCGTTCCGATCCGCACGCCAGGGCACCGGGGGCGCGTGCGTCGCCAAGCCCGTCGATTGTCCCGAGGGAATGTTCCTTCACGGGGAGACGTGCTACCCGGAGGGGACCGTCGCCCCTGGGGGGTTCACGGAGCAGGGCCGCGTCGGAGCCGGCGGCACGGCACCGGCGAAGGCTCCATCCCGCGCGCTCACCCTCCAAGACATGCTCGTCCAGATGTTCACGAACCGAAAGGGCGCGTTCGGGCTCCAGGGCGGGCGCGATCCATTCGCGTCTCCGTTCCAGGGCACGTTCGGGGTCGACCAGTACGGGCAGCCGCTGCCGCAGGCCCCTGACCTCACGATGCAGGAGCTGGCCGGCGGCGGGCTCGTGTGGGCGCCGCAGGGGACCGACCTCGGGGGCTTCACCGGGGCCGGAGCCCCTGGCATCGGAACACCAGCGGCGCCCGCAGCGCAACCGACCCCGGACGTAGGAAAGGGGCTTGGCGCGCAACGTCCCATCGTGGGCGCCCCGCGCCGCGGCGGTACGTTGCCCGGGTATGGGACCAACGTCGGCCTACAGCCCGGGGGACTGATGCCGCCGCAACGCCTCGAGGATCTGTTCGCCGTCCCTGGCCAGCGCGGCGTGCAGGAGCTGGCGCGGTGGTTCTGATGGTGCGCCGCTTGACATGCCGTGGTAGACTTGCCGTGGCTTCGGAAGCAGACACACCTCCGGCTCAGCGTTCTAAAGCCGGAAGTGCCCGGAGCTGGGTGCAGGGAGCGCCCAGCAAATGGATTCTACCACAACCCGCCAGACCGCAGAAGCCCTATCCGGCCGGCCGATCTGCGCACCCCTCCCGCAAGCGGACCGAGTCTCCCAACCGAAACAGCGTTCGACCGCGAAAGCGGGGCTTCCCGGGCACCGGGCCGGTAGTCGATCCGGCAATGCCTCGACGTCCCGGTCCACAAGCGACATCCACCGAACGCTGGTATAAGGCCGGGGCCTCGCAAGCCCCGAGGGCGGCGAAAGGGCCGACGACGGGTTACGTCGCAAGGGACGAGGTCCGCCCGGAATGAAATATTACGAGATCAGGCGCATCGCCATCGACAACTCCTCGTGGACGGCGCTCACGCCACCCATTGACTGCACGCAGGTCCGCGTCACCCTTGGCTCCGACCCGAACAATCTCAGGATCCGCACCGATGCCGCGGACTCGACCACGGAGAAGCTGATTGCGGCCGGCTTCGAGCTCACGGTGGCGGCGAACCCAGGCGCAGCCATCATCCCGTTCCAGGCCGGAGTGACGCTGTTCTGGATGCAGGCGCTCGCCATGGGGATCTTCGGCGCCGCTCTGCTCTACGGAGACGGGATGATCACCCCCGCGATCTCCGTCCTGAGCGCCCTCGAAGGCCTCTCGATCGCGACGCCGCTCTTCG